ATGCAACGACAAATGCAGGTTTAGTTAATTTTGTTAAAACCACTGTAGCTGTGAATAATCCATCGCCTGGTTCGGGAGCCAAAACTGCTGACACGATACAAGACATAAAAAATAATGCAGTAGCAAATTTTGCTACTCAAAACCGATTAGTAACTAGAGAAGATTATATTATACGAGCATATTCGATGCCGTCTAAATATGGAAGTGTTTCAAAAGCATACATTGTTCCCGATGACCAAATAGCACAACAAGATTATCAGGAATCTAGAATACCAAATCCTTTAGCTATGAATATGTATGTATTGGGATTTAATGAATCAAAACAATTAGTAGAACTGAATCAAGCAATAAAAGAAAACTTAAAAACTTACTTAGATTATTATAGAATATTAACAGATGCAGTTAACATTAAAGATGCTTTTATTATTAATATTGGTGTAGATTTTGAAATTTCTGTTTTGCCAAATTATAATAGCAATGAAGTTTTATTAAATTGTATTAACGCATTAAAATCATTGTTCGATGTAGATCGTTGGCAAATTAATCAACCTATAATAAAATCTGATATTACGACTACAATATCCAATGTAAAAGGAGTTCAGTCTGTTATAGGAATGACTTTGAAAAATTTATATGATACAGATTTTGGATATTCTGGAAACATATATGATTTAACAACTGCCACAAAAAATGGAGTAATTTATCCATCATTAGATCCTAGTATATTTGAAATTAAATTTCCTAATCGAGACATCAAAGGTCGTGTGGTAAATTATTAAAGGTAATCAATGTTTAGAATATTTTACGCAGAAAAAGATGCAACGTTGTATGAAGCATATCCGAATTATAATACCGGATTAGACGAAGTACTAGAAATAGGAAAACGTTTAGGAACAGACGGATCTAACTTATTAAAATCCAGAGCTGTTATACAATTTGATATGTCGGAAATTTCTGCATCTCTTTCAAAGTATAGTAAAACTGTTAATGATTGTAAATTCATGTTACAATTATATACATCCCATGCAAAAAATTTACCATCTGAGTATTCTGTATATGCAAAATTAGTAGGTGAAAGTTGGGTCAATGGCACCGGCTATTTATCTAGTTTAACTACAGATGGTGCTTCATGGAGTGGCTCAGAGTCTGGATCTGCTTGGATATCTTCCAGCCAGCAAGTCCAAGTAGGCAGTAGTACATTATATATTTCTGGAAGTGGAGCTGGTGGTTCTTGGATGTATCAATCAGCATCAGCAGGTCCTACCGCAGGATTAATATCATCCGAATCATTTTCGTATCGGGTTACTGATATCAACATGAATGTTACGGATGCTATTAAAATTTGGTTAAGTGGTAGTAGCGGAGCATCAATTCCAAATTATGGATTTTTATTACAACTAGCAGATTCAGATGAATCAGATATTTCTAAAGCTGGATTTATAAGATATTTTAGTAGAGATACACATACGATATATGTTCCTAAAATAACGATGTACTGGGATAATAGTGCATTTACAACAGGATCACTAACTGCCGCAGATCTAGAATCATATTCAATATACACGCAATTAAAACCTGAATATAAAGATATTGAGGTTGCTAAAATTCGTATATATGCACGAGATAAATATCCTAGGAAATCCCCAACAAATTTATTTCCAATTGAAACAGTAAAATATTTGCCTACTACTACATATTATGCTGTTTTCGATGCACAGACAGATGAAGCCATAATTCCGTACGATAATATTTATAACAAAGTTAGTTGTGATAGTACTAGCAATTATATTTACATCGACATGAATAGTTTTATGCCAGAACGTTATTATCGTTTAGAATTTAAAATTGTAGATGGAATTACGGAACAGTACATCGATAACGACATTTATTTTAAAGTAGTTAGATAATGGCAGATCGAATAAATTTGAATATAGCACCTAGAAATGTTGATACTGATATACAATCAACGAGGAGCTTTGTTCCTAGAAGATTGGATCCTGTCGAACTAGAAAAACAATCAAAATATCGTTCACAGGGATTAACATATGTTTCAAACAATGATAGTATAATTCCTAGAGATGATGCTGGTAATATTGCAATGATTGAAGACTCGGAAGAAAATCCATTATTAATAATAGATCCAGCTGCTGAAAAAGTTACAACAAAATCTTTATTAAAAGTTTTAAATACAAGATTTGAATACTACAAATTCCCAGTGCAAGTACGAACATCTGGTAGTGTTGAATTAAATATAGATTTAACATTAGATCAGGATCTAGTTTATGCTAGATATAAACCAAGTGAAAATCAATTTATTGCGGCAGCATCATTCCCAGGTGGTATTTTACTCGATGAAGTAGTAGAAGGAGTACCACAAAATAAAACCAATGCTTATTATATTTCTAAAGATTTGAAAAATTCGGGTGTTGATTTACGTATTCGAGTAAAGTTAACTCATAACTTTGTAGGAACTGGAGATTTTGGTACATGTTATTTTACACTTACCAAATCCGGGCCGAACTTCCCATTAGATAGATATTATCGTCCTGTACAGAATCCGCAAGTACTTGGGTTCGAAACATATGCTAATGGAGATGGAACTATTTTAAGAGGCGAAACGCAGGAATTGTTTTTTGAAGAACTTATACGCAATTCTGAATTTGAAATCGGAGATGCTTTTTCTATAGGAGCATTCTGCGGTCAGCCAGACGAACACACAATACTTGCTGATCAGACATATATGGTAGTAACAGATGCTGCTAAAGAAGTAGACGAATGGAACCAAACAATTGAATAATTATGTTAAGTCAATACAAAAATATTAAAGAAATTGAATCGGCAACTAAATCTATAAGTGCGGATCGTATTGACAAAACTAAAACTGAGTTCTTTAGCTATGATCCATTACGAGTAGTTCCAGTACCTGAAATTTTAAAACAATCAGATTTTAATCGAATAGAATTTCATGTATATGCTGGAGATACATGGATAACTGGAAATCATTCTGTACAAAGTCAAGTAAAGATTCCTAGATATATAGATAAAACTACTAATAAAACTATAAAATTTGCATCACAACCAGTTGCACTAGATTTATATGAAGAATTTAGTAAATTAAACTTAACATCTGGAAATTTTAGAATTGTAGTTAATTTCTTTAAAAATTTAATTGGAAATTACGAACGGCAACATTTAAGAATTGATGAAATATCTCCAGATCGAACTGAAATAAGATTACGTGCGATTGATAATGACGATCCAGATTTTTTACGTCAAATCACTAATTTTATAACAACAGTTCAACAAACTTCTAGTACATTTTATACACCATATGTATTAAATTTTAGTAGAAACCAAACAGCTTTATTTGTTAATAGTGTTGTTTTTGGGGAGTATGTTTATATTAAACTATATGAACCGTTACCTGAAAATATCAATGTAGATTTTAAATGTTGGATTGCTGAAGAATTAAAACCTCCTTATGTAGATAAGGTTGCAATATCACCAAAATCTATAAAGAAAAATTTTAGAAATTTAGCAAATCCAAATTGGTATGCAAATTCTATATATAATACATCCAATGAAACAGGTATGCAAGCCTGGACTGATTTATTAGGATCATCTGTACAGACTTCACAACAAATCGTAGATGCATATTTTTCTGGAAGTTTAAGTGGGGTTAAATTAAATATCGATTATTCGGATTTTAATAATTTTGTATTTTATAGCTCAGCAACAGAACGGTTAAACAACTTTAAATATAAATTAGAACTAATTGAGTATTACACGTCTCAAAGTGCTGTAGTATCCCAATTATCAGGTAGCATTGCAACTACCAATGTCGCAGATTATGAATCTAGCAAAACAAGTTTAATTAGCGGATTTGATGGGTTTGAACAATACTTGTATTATCAATCATCATCTAAATTAACAACATATGACACCCCTGTTGAAACTCCAAATGTAGCATCAGTTACTGGAAGTTATATTTCACCAGTACCAAAAATAAATTCATCAGTTCCATATACTTTAACATCTGTAACTTCGAGTCAATTCATTAGTTGGTATGATAATCTTATAACATCTGCTTCATTATATGATTCTTTAAATTTTAATTCATTGAATATTGCAGTTCCTGAATTTATTAAATTAGATAGAAATAATGAAGGGATAACAACGTTTGTTAATATGTTAGGCCATCATTTTGATATACTTTATACGTATATTAATCACATGACCAAAATACATAAACGAGAAGAAAATCCTAAATTGGGAATGCCTAATGAATTGTTATATTCAGTAGCAAAACAATTTGGTTGGAACTTAACAGACGGAAACCAAGGACAACAACTTTGGCAGTATGTATTAGGTACTGATGAAACTGGTACTCCACTTACTGGTTCTAATACAGTCGGCGATCCATCTGTCCCAGGCCGAGATATGACATACGCAGTTTGGAGACGTATAGTTAATAACTTGCCATTGCTTTTAAAATCCAAAGGAACTAAGCGTAGTATACAAGCATTATTATCTTGTTATGGAATACCACAATCATTAATATCAATTAATGAATATGGAGGTCCTCGTTTAGATCGGGTTCCAGTTTATGAAAAATTAAATTTCGATTATGCTTTAGATTTACTTGGAACACCAGCTGGTACTGTAACAGTAAATTATTCACAGTCTATTAATACTGTAGAGCTCCGTTTCCGAACAGATAATGTTATAACCAATCCAACTATGTCCGGCACCATGAATCTATTTAACATAGGTTCAAATTCTGTTACTATTGATTATACAAGCGGAACATTAGGTACTATATTAATCAACGGTACCGGATCTGCTAACATAGAAATGTTTGATGGTGGTTGGTTAACAGCAATGTTACGTACAACCGGATCTCAATTGCAAGTAGTTGCTAAAAGGTCTAAATATGGCAAAGTAGTAGCAGCAGTATCGGCATCAGCAACTGCATCATTTAGTTATTCAGGGTCAGTTGTATTAGGAGGTACTAGCACCGGTGCTACTCGTTTAGAAGGACAACTTCAAGAACTTAGATTATGGTCAAGCAGTTTATCAGATTCTACATTTAATAATCATGTTAAAGCTCCTGCCGCATACAATGGAAATTCAAATGCATATGATGAATTAGTTTTTAGAGTGCCGTTAACCCAAAAAATTAATCACACATTAACTAGTTCATTATCTGGAGTACAGCCAGCATCATCATCACTGTCAGCATCATTTACAGCTTGGTCTACTGCGACACCATATGATTCTATAGAAGAGATATATTATTATGATGCTCCTAGTTTAGGTGTTGGTACATATGATGATAATAAAGTTAGAATTGAATCCAATGAATTAATTGGAACTTTAGACATTAAAACTAGAGCCGAACGAAGTCAATTTGATAAAGCTCCGTTAGACAGCAAAAAAATTGGTGTATATTTTTCTCCGCAAACAATGATTGATGAAGATATCATTGCGCAATATGGTAATGTTAGTTTAGATGCATATATAGGAGACCCGGGAGAAACTGATTCTAAATCATATCCAAAATTAATACAAAAAGCTCAAGAATACTGGAAAAAATATTCAACTAAAAATGATATTAATGCGTATATAAAAGTATTTTCAATATTTGATTTAGCATTCTTCAATCAATTAGAACAATTACTACCAGCGCGAGCAGATAAATTAACGGGTGTATTAATTCAGCCTAATTTATTTGAACGTAGCAAAGATACAATTTTACCAGAAATTGAACGATTAGATTGTAGTTATTCTGCTAGTTTAACTGATACTATTGTAACGGCATCCGGAGATTACTTATTATATACTGGTAGTATAGAAGGGCGAATTGCTGAAATTAGTGGAATTGATGATGATCAGCTTCAAATGTATTTAACAGCATCTCAGTCTGAAAAATATGATGGTACGTTATATTCACATGAATATTTATTAAGATCCGGGAGCACATGGATCACTGCATCTACTCCTTATTGGATAAGTGAAGCAACAGGACCTACTATTATAACAAGTGTTGTGTCAGAATACCGGTATGAATCTGGGTCTGTAGAATTTGTTGCTGAAAATGCAGTCGGCGTAGTCTATGGATCTGCATCATATGGTACCGGTAGTTATGCAACATTTACATATGGATTATCTGGAAGTTTTGCACAAGTACAAGACTATATTCCAACGGGTATTGCAAATCATAGATTCATTGGCGCTAAATTAACATCGCCAGGATTTAATATTAATTCTACAAAAACTGTCGACGGAGGTCCAGTTGTAGAATGGAGAACAACAAATCCAAATCAATTGATATATCAAACTAATGGTGACCAAGGATCATTTGTATTAGTTTAATCAAAAGTATTGATATGTATATTTATATAAAATAAGGTTAAAACGGTATGGGATACTTAGATAATTCAAGCGTAACGGTTGACGCTATATTAACATTGAAAGGCCGAGAATTGTTAGCAAAAGGCGGCAATGCATTTAATATTACGCAGTTTGCGATTGGTGATGATGAAATTGATTACTCACTATGGAATCCAGATCATCCATTAGGAACAGCATATTATGGTACTATCATAGAAAATATGCCAATCACAGAAGCAATTCCGGATGAAACACAAGCATTGAAGTATAAACTTATTACATTGCCTAAACAAACAACAAATATTCCGGTTGTAACTGTTGGTAATACAAATATTACTTTGTTAGCACCTGGGGATTCTG